CGCCGGCACAACCCACAGAGGCGATCGATGTCAACGACCGTTAAACGCGCCGGCGATCCGCGCGTGCGCCAGCTGGCGGCCATCCACGTGCTGGCCAGCAAGCGCCTGCGTCTGGATCGCGAGACTTACGTGGCCCTGCTGCAGCGCGTGGCCGGTGTCACCAGCTCGGCCGACCTGGACGCTCGCGGCCGGGGCAAGGTGCTCGACGAGCTACGGCGGCTGGCCGGCGAAGGTCAGGAGCAGATGCGCAACGCCGTGAACCTGCCCGACGCACCGCAGAACGTGCGCGAGGAGATCGCCGGCATGGTTGCCAAGGTGGGCGCCATCTTGGCCGAGCTGGGCAAGAGCTGGAATTACGCCCACGGCACGGCGAAGCGCATGTTCAAGGTGCAGCGCGTGGAGTGGCTCCGTGCCGACCAACTGCATCGGCTCGTGGCCGCTCTGCAGATCAGCGCCAACCGGGGGAAGTAAATGCACCCCGAGGAAGCCGCCGAGCGCTCAATCGCGTTTCAAGACCACTGGCGCCGCCGGGCATTGCCGGAGGTCGCGAAGATCCGGCCGATTTACCAGGGCGTCATTCACCAGCTGCTCAAGGCAGCGTTTTACGCGGGCTCCAATTGGGAGCGACGCAAGCATGAACCCACGCAGCTAGGGGGCTGCGACTGATGAATAACCGAATTGAGGGCCGCGGTAGCTAAAGCGATCGCCGATGTGATCGGCCACGGCATGCGGGAGAAGTGTTACGCCCACGCCGATGCGGCGCTTGCTACGTTTCAAGGCGGGACGGAAGGCCCGGTGCTGATGCCGCGCGAGCTATCTCCGGAAATGGCCGCCGGCGCAGCTGCCGCGGTCTGGCCGGTCGCTTCGCGGGAGGACTGCGAGAAGGCGACGAAAGCAGCGCTGATCCTGCTTAAGACCACGATGCAACCCATGCCCGGCGCGACACTGGAGGCT